ATAAGTTCCAACCGTCGTAAAACTTCTTCATTAAGTTGTTCAGATATTCTTGTTCTTTCTTGACACTCATCTCTTTGTTTCTGAATTTCATCTCTTTGTTTCTGAATATCATCTCTTCGTTTCTGAATATCATCTCTTTGTTTCTGAATTTCTTCTCTTTGTGTTTTAATTTCATTTTCCCAATTATCAAGTTCCAAGTTTAAAAGATCTTGAAACTCTGTGGGTAAATTGTTGAAACAGTCTTTGCATTCTTGATCGTTGTTAAAATCTGCAAAGTATTGGATAACACTTCTTGGACTAATCTTGCTGTAATTTTCCAATATATTCTGTGTTTGTAAACGAAGCATTTTATCATACGAGAATTTTTTTTCAAGAAGCCTTTCTTAAGCATCAATTAACTATTTCGGGGATAAAGTCCAAGTTGTATATTTATCTCTCTCATAAGTTCCAATCGTCGTAAAACTTCTTCATTAAGTTGTTCAGATATTCTTGTTCTTTCTTGACACTCATCTCTTTGTTTCTGAATTTCATCTCTTTGTTTCTGAATTTCATCTCTTTGTTTCTGAATTTCATCTCTTTGTTTCTGAATTTCATCTCTTCGTTTCTGAATATCATCTCTTTGTGTTTTAATTTCATTTTCCCAATTATCAAGTTCCAAGTTTAAAAGATCTTGAAACTCTGTGGGTAAATTGTTGAAACAGTCTTTGCATTCTTGATCGTTGTTAAAATCTGCAAAGTATTGGATAACGCTTCTTGGACTAATCTTGCTGTAATTTTCCAATATATTCTGTGTTTGTAAACGAAGCATTTTATCATACGAGAATTTTTTTTTCAAGAAGCCTTTCTTAAGCATCAATTAACTAGTCCAAGTTGTATATTTTAATATGTGCTGAAGCATTCGAGTGCAAGTTCTACGGCCTTATGAGCGAGGGCTATTTTCATGCTTTGGTCGACGAGCGACTGCTCAGATGCTTTGCACCCGCTTGACACTATTTTCAGCTGCTGGCACTTTGTAAGCAGCTCGCGAAGAGATTCCCAGTACTCGACGTTGTTATCTTGGATCAGCTTATTGATACTCTTGTACACTCTTTCGAGCTCGGGGATTATGTTCTTGAACAGCATCGTCTCTAGATCTATCACTACAAGAAGCTTGGATTCCTTCGGGCCTCTTACAAAGTAGACATCTATACTATCATCTTGTTTGTTAAGAATGGATAGGTGTTCTTCGGACATAATCGCGGCTCCGTACGGAATCGATATGAGTGACTGTTTGAGTTTGATGAGGAACGTAATCATTCGATGAGGAGAGCAATCTGCTCGAATCTCCTTCACAATACTCTTGTCGACATCCCCTGCGAGGATAGCCCCGAATCCCAGTTCGTTATTCTCTTCCCACTTCTCCAGAATTACGAATTTCTTAGCTTGCGTCAAAAAACCGTGCGCTCTTGCTTCGTTGTCCATTTTCACGTCGTATTTCGAGGGAAGGGTTAATAAACATGGTGTATTATTTTCAGTCACAAAATATACGTACTTCAATTTCGACTGATCGGAACCTTCCGGAGACGATTCAACAGTTCCATAAAGATCTTTGATCGAACATTTCAAAGTCTTCGTAAGGAGATTGTATAACTTCGAATATAGTAACATTTCTTACCGAGTGTATATTCTTTAAATGAATGATGATTATAAAATTTAAATTTTCATCAAATCGTGTATCACCTGAATTTTTTTATGTGAAAATAGTTTAAAGACAACTAATCTATATATAAATAGCAGTTTGAAACATTTGTGTACTACTCCCACCATGTTCTGGACAAATTTGGTTCCCTTTGTCAACTGTGTTCCGAACACACTCAGCTTGCTCCCTCAAAGAATTCTACGAGACTCTATCTGATCATGGTCGACCACTCATCGTCCATTCTCACTCCCTTTGCCCTAACCTTCACTGCTTTCTCATTCGTGAGGTCAATACAACAGAGAACTCTTCTCTATAGTCCCAGTCCAACCCTGTCACCTCTTCTTCACCGTTGTTCGATCTCAGAGGGATTACGCACGGACTAAACAAAATTCTTTTTTCATTCGCTCTTTTTCCAGATCCGCTTCGGCGGGCGAAGCCCGCCTCAGATCCGCGAAGCGGATCTCGCGGATCTCGCGTATTGTTGAGCGGAGCTCAACTTGCTCTTTTTCCATTCGCTCTTTTTCCATTCGCTCTTTTTCCATTCGCTCTTTTTCCATTCGCTCTTTTTCCATTCGCTCTTTTCCATTTGCTCTTTTTTCATTTGCTCTTTTTCCATTCGTTCTTTTTTGATTCGTTCTTTTTCCATTCGTTCTTTTTTGATTCGTTCTTTTTCCATTCGTTCTTTTTCCATTCGATTTATTGATACCCAACAGTGAGTTCCTTCGGCTTTCCAATAGCTAGTCCATGCTGCTCATTCATTGAAAATGATGAGATCATCCATGACTGACAAAGATCCCACACTCGCACATTTTTGTTCTTTATGTGGACGCCGAAGATGGTGTTGTTGTAAAATCGCACATCTCTCAACATCCCATTTTCCATGAACTGGTTCACAAGGAGGAAGTGATCAAATCGAGAGCCGTTGTACGCAATCATTCTGTAACCTGTTCCAGAATGTTGTTTGAGACAACTTCGTCTCCCCTAGTCACAGAGCATGAACCTATTGCCATTTATATATATATTTGGTATCTTTAAACCATTATTCTTTTGTTTTGTACAAATAAATGCGATTAAAATTTTGTAATGATCATTTTACATACTCACCGATTTTCAGACGGTCAAAATATTAAACGATTTCGATCTTGTGCCAGTTGGCCATAAGGAAATTCACAAGAGTGTGCCGAAATGCGTGATCTTCGTTACAGGAGTGCGCGGGATCGGCGTTAGTAAGTAAAACGCTGAAAATTTGATTGTGGTTCTTTTTGATTTGATTATAAAATGAATACATTATTTCTCTCCCACGTTGGATATGAAAACAGTAATGAAGCTATAAAGGCTTATTTTTCTCTAGACACTGCTAAATTAATTCAATCAAAAGTAACTGAATTGTTGCGTAATTTCTATCCACCTGGGATTATCGTCCCATGTGAACGTATTGTTGAGGTCATGAACGATATATATCGCGCTTATCGACCATCAACTGGCGACATTATGACAAGATACAATATACCTTCTGCTGAGAATCCCAATTATGTAGATGCGATTATCAATCAAGTGATACAAGTAATAACAAATGATATTAAAAACAACTTACTTACTGAACAAAGAAACAGTTTGCTAGACAATTGGGTAGTACTAATGGGTGACTTTAACAAATGGGGACTTAGACAACACTCTCCAATAAAAATCAGAGAAAGAATGCCAAAGACAGCATTATTCAATATGAATTATTAAATTCAAACACTTTTTTGAAAATAACCCCGAAATTGTACCGCGAAGCGGTTCTTTGCTTTACATCAGCTTCAGGTTCTCTTGATTTAAATATAAAAATTTTACATTTAAATTACCGAATCAACTCAAATTAAAATGGCAACAATAAATAACGAAAAAACATTTGATGCTCATAATTTAGAGCACTTAAATAAAATTTTAACATACAATAGTAAATCTGTTCGTATTATTGGAACTAATGAAGATCCTTGGTTTTGTGGTAAAGATGTGTGTGATATATTAGAATATTCAGATTATAAACAAGCTATTAATATACATATTGATACTGAAAATAAAAGCAATTTAAAAATTTTAGGGGGGTATTCAATACCTACCCTAAAATGAGTCACAATGAAAGTCAAATGACATATATAAATGAAGAAGGTTGTACGGAGCGAAGCACATTCATATTCCGCGGAATATGAATATCATATGAACTTCAGTCTTCGATCTCCTTAGGCACTATTGCCTCTTTTGACGTAGTTGAATAGTTTCGCTGCGCAGTATCTGTCCACTATGAGTGTGTTATTTTTTCTTCTCAATTTTAGGATATGTTTTGTGTTTGGAGTAATATTTTTTAAGATATTTGAGAAACTTTTCAAGAAAGTCATTGTCGTCTATCTCGATCTATGAGATGGGAGTCAATTGATTTCATATGATAATCACATATGAAATATTATTCCTCGAATTGGTACTTCTCATTGTTGACTCACGCTGAGCTTCCATCCTTTTTCGATCTTCCTCACGCTGAGCTTCCATCCTTTTTCGATCTTCGTCCAATTTGATCATCAGTTGATCGATCTTATCGTTCTTTTCTTGGATTACGTTGTCTTTGTTCTCGTTATCGATTAGTAATCGTTTCATCCTTTCTTCTAAATTTTGAATTTGTTCATGTTTTTCATCATTGCTCATGTTTAGATATTGGTTCGTAAAGTAGTTAATGATGATGTTGTTACACTTATCGTAAAATTCAGGAGATATCCAAGATGCAATATCTAGAATAAGCTCTTTTTGAACATATTGCCCGGTAATCTGTTTCATAACAGAATCATTATTACTTTCACGAATTTCGTAAAAGTTGCGGTCCATTAATGGGGGGTCCATTAACTGTGGGCGTACCGGTGTTTCCAACCATTACTTGCCAAAAGTAGCGCGCCGAAGGCGCGCGTGGCGAAGCCACTCTAAAACATGACCATATTAAGTTTAAACTCTGTAACTTTGACGAATTGAAATATATCGAGAAGGCAATGGCCTTGCGGGCTTCGCCCGCCGAGACGCTTCGCGTCGGTCGGCTAATGCTCTTAAGATCATCGGGTTACTAGGCCCTTTGGGAGCGCCTTCGGCGCACGTGGCGAAGCCACTCGATGACGAACGTCAAATTCAATTTTTCACTATGAGTGTGTTATTTTTTCTTCTCAATTTTAGGATATGTTTTGTGTTTGGAGTAGTATTTTTTAAGATATTTGAGAAACTTTTCAAGAGCAATTATTAATTCGTTCACCGAGTATGAACTACGAGACGTAGCCCACAGAGTTAGTTGTTGTTTTTGGATTGGGGACAGCGCCTTGATAAACATATTTATGTCCCTTTTGGATAGTTCTTCCCATATAAATATCAATTGAGGGATATCGGACTCGTCAAATATACCAAACTGAGACTCGTCGAATCCTTGAATATCGATTACCATCTTATTCATCAAAATCATAATATCGTCCATTTTTATATTGAGATTTTAATTTTACCAATGAACTTATAAATTTATGACAATTGTCATAAATTGGGTCACCACCGTATTAAGTCTTCGAACGTATAATGTGATATGATGCGCATCATGCGTTAGCGTAATTGACGAAATCGTCTGGGGAAGTTGAGTATCCAAATCTAAGTGACCTTTTGCGTCTTGATTTGATGTTACGTTTAGAAAAAATGCAAATTCTGATGACCTAAGATCTTACAAACGAAGTACTGAAC